GGTGGTTCGATCTATGAGGATGTCGACTATGAATAGGACTCGCGTAAACGACGGAAGGTTCACGGAATGCGGTAGTTACTACGCATTCGGAACCCTCCAAGATTACGCTTGTATTACTCATGGTCCGTATGAAAGCTGTTTTGATACGGTCGGGGAACGGAACACTTCAAATGTGTTCGACCTTGTACGTACCTTCACTCACTTTCCTACTGTCACGGGCGCAGGGGAGTTCATTGGATATCCTGTCCAATATCATCCCGGCCCTGACGACCCTCGCGGTGCGTGGCCAGCTTATAGCTCGGCCGATAAGAACGCGCTCGCGTGGGAGATTCTCGCCAAGACAAATCCGAGTTCACCTGTTGTGAACGTTCCGGCTTATCTTGGTGAGTTGAAAGACATCCCTGGTACGATGAGAGGATGGGGCCGGTCTCTATTAAGAGACGTCGCCGCTGGATATATCCAGTGGCGATGGGCCGTACGTCCGCTTGTCAATGACCTCGTGAAGTTGTATTATTTCCAACGTTCTGTCAATGACAGAATGAAGGAACTGTATGCTCTTCGCGATGGTCGGACTTTGAGACGCCGTTGTCACCTTGTCAGAGCCTCCAATGTATCGAAAACAAACGTGCTCTTGCACGGAATTCGGTTCACATTGAGAGCCGACCGCACCGTTGTTATGCGTACCGAAAGCTGGGGCACGGCCGAGTGGAAACTCGTGCCGGACTCCAAACTACCGACGCTCGGATATGCGCCCCTTGAGGGGTTAGCACGTACGAGCGCCGCAGGTATTAATAGCTACGGAGCGTTGGAAGCTGCATGGGAGTTAACTCCATGGAGCTGGCTTGTGGATTGGTTTTCTAACGTCGGGACTTGTCTCGCCGCTAGTAACAATGCACTGGGTCTGACATTTGGTCGCATTAGCCTGATGCGCACTTCGACTTCCAAGTCGGAGTACGTAAATACATCAGGTCCGATCCCTTCCCAGTATCAGCTTTCGGGCTGGTACATCGAAGAGATGGAGCGAAAGGAAAGATATCCTGTCTTTCCCGTGATTCCGGTTCCTCTTCCTACCCTGCCTCTTCTCACGAAGGGGCAGTTGTCGATCCTAGGGGCTCTCGCGGTCCTAAAGGCTGTTAAGCCCTAGGACAGTGTTCCCTTAGGAGGCTCATATGTTGGGTTCTACTTTGACTCTTCCTCAGACCGGTGGTGACATCGTGATGACGAAGATCAACCAGGACTTGTACTCGTCAGAGTACATGTTCCGCAATTCGACGGCTCGCTACGTCGCGAAGATTCGCCACACGAAAGTGAAGGCGACAGCTACGCGACCGGAATATGAGAGGCACAACTTCGAAGTCGTGCAAACCATATTCGCGAACGGCGCCGTGCCGGAGTACGAACGAAAGTTCTACTTCGTACACGAGGTCCTCGCGAGCGACACATCAGTAGCGCTAGCCGACGCGATCGCTGATCTTGCGATCGCCTCTAGCAACGCGTTCTTGGTGTCGTTGATGAATTGGGAGTCCTAAGTCTGAAACCATGGGCTACCCTTACGGGGTAGCGTTAGCCAGACTCGTCGTCTGGCCCCAGAAATCAGATGACTTCCAAGGTGGTTGAGTGGTAGTAGTTCTCGGCATGCATGAGACATCTACGGGAGTTAATCCTGCAATGTCTGAAAAGCATGTTGATGAGCTTAACCGTGTCTACGCAGCAATCCTAAAGGACGCTGCGTATGCATTCCCTACGCTGAAGATGGACTTTGAGAGAGATCTCACCCGTCTTCAGAGACTCGTGGAGCGGAGAGGCATTCAGGTTTACCTGAAAGACCTCCCTGCAGTTGGCAAGCACCTGGATAGGTGTCTTGCTAGCGGCCAATACGTTCTCTCTGGTCTTCCCCTGACGAAGGGGTACCGGCGAGAGGTACAGATTCCGAAATTTCTTCGGGGACTGTATCTATTGGTTTTTCACGAATCAGGTCTCTTGAGAGACGATGTAGACACTGAGGCGGTCCTCTTTCTACGGCAGATTTTATCTGCTGCGAAAAAGGTGAGCCTCCCCTACACCGTTGACAAACTCGAGCATGAATTGCGAGAGTTCGTCGAGGTTGATGAGTCGCTTCCAGAGCTTGATGAGTTCTGGCGAGCGGAGCCCACTAATCCTAACTTCAGAAAGGAACCATCGTACTATGGGTATAGTACATCGGCCCTCTATGCGGAAAGGCTTAGTTCTTTGCCTGCGCATAAGCGTGGGCAACTCACAGTCGTCTTGGCAGCACTTGACTTCGTGTCAGGTGCTGTTACCTCCACTCTCGGGTCTTACGATCCGAGGGATTGGAAGTTCAAGCACGGACCAGGCGCTGTTTCAGAGGTCACTGGGCCCTCCAACAAGTATTGGTGGAGAGTCTGGAGTGATCGACTGGAAAGCGAGTTCCCGATCGCTGACTATGGTTTCCATAGTTATAGCAGTTGGGCAGACAGAGCAGACCGTGGCAACTCTTGGGGTTCAGAAGAACCTAAGAGTCGAATGGTTGCTGTTCCAAAGTCCTACACGAAGCCGAGGCTTATTGCCGCGGAACCGTGCGCAAACATGTGGTGCCAACAAAACATTGGCGCCTATTTTGCAGAGCGTGCTAAGTCTACGTGGATCAATCGGTTCGTTCGTTTCGACGATCAAACCCTTAATCAACGCCTTTGCACGCTTGGTTCATTGGATGGCTCGTTAGCTACTGTAGATTTATCTGCAGCTAGCGATCGGGTTACCTGTCATGCTGTGGGGCACCTGTTTCGGAGCAATCCGAAATTACTAAAGTGCCTGAGAGCATCTCGGACCCTTCGGGTTTCGCAGAACCTTTCATTAAAAGTGAAGGGGGAAGTGGAACTGAGAAAATTCTCAACGATGGGTAACGCCTGTACTTTTCCGGTGGAGTCCTTGCTGTTCTTTACCATAGCATCAGCTGCGACCTTAGTAAGTCGTGGCGTAAAGCTATGTATGGAGAACTTGCTGGCCCTAACCGGGGAAGTAGCCGTCTTCGGGGACGATATTATCGTACCCGTTGATGCTAGGGAGCTGGTCGTAGAAGCACTTGAAGTATTGCACTTCAAGGTCAACACTGACAAGTCTTTCTGGACAGGAAAGTTCAGAGAGTCATGCGGTGTCGATTCCTTTAGCGGTGTCAATGTGACGCCTGTCTATTGGAAGAACCTATACGACGGCAGTCCGGATACGCTAGACAGTGTCGTTGCTACGGCAAATAACTTTTACCAAAAGTTTATGCTGAACACAACGGCTTACCTGTCGTCGACACTACCGGGGTTCATCACTCCGGTAGCCCAGCGGTCTGGAGTTTTCGGTCTGAAGACTCGCTTACCTTTCCCGTCCTCTTGTCTAAAGACAAGATACAACGAGGATTTGCAGCGATTCGAGATCCGTGCTGTGACTTTGAGTAAGTCTCAGTCAAGATCGCCGACCGAAGACGACACTGCTTTACTTCAATTCTTCACTGAAGA